AGCGGACCTTCAGTGCGGCGCGTGACTCACCCGCCGATGACACGCGCCGCCGTCCGCCAGAAAATCAAAGACCGCAAAGACGCCGCCCTGATCGCGGCCGGCCAGCCGCCGACCCCGCCGTCGCTGCCGTGGAAGCCGAGCGGCCGTCCGTCGCTGTTCACACCGGAGCGCGCCGACGAAATTCTCAAGCTGATCCAGATGGCCCCACTCGGCATGCGCCTTGTGGCCGAAGCGTGCGGCGTCGCCGAGAAAACGCTGTACGACTGGATCGCGCGCGGCGAAGCGGTAGACCCGGAGAACACCGACCCGGAGGACGTGCGCTATCGCGAATTTGCCAGCGCGTTCAAAGCCAAGCGCGCACACCGCTTCGTCATGACGGAGGCGCGCGTCCATCGGGCCGCGAGCGAGCCGCGTCACTGGACCGCTGCCGCGTGGTTGCTCGAACGCATGATGCCGAAGGTCTACGGCCGGCCCGTGCAGATCGAGCACAGCGGACCGGGCGGCGCACCGATCGAAAACACCGAGACGGATCGCAAAGTGCGGATGCGTGCGTTGATCATCGCGACGCTCGAAGCCGGCGGCACGCTCGCCGATCTCGGCTTGCCGCCTGCCCCCGCGCATCTGACTGCGCTACACTCTGGCGGTAGTGATCGCTGACCGGCACGCACTGAGGATCGAGCACGCGGACGAATACATCGAGTCCGTGCTGCCCTCGGCCGTCGTCAAGAAAACGACGGACCAATTTCTCACCTACCAAGCGTTCCGAGAACTCTATCGGTTCAAGCCGGCGCAGTTCGCCGAAGATTGCGTGGACTGGGACCGGATGCGGGACCGGCCGGCCCCGTATCAGTTGCAGGTGCTGGACGACGTCGTGCGCTACGGCAAAGAGGCCGTGCGTGGACCGCGCGGGCTGGGCAAGACGCTCGCGGCGTCGATCGTCGTGAACTGGTTCGCGCTCACGCGCGATGGCGACATTGCCCGCGATTGGAAGATCGTCACCACGGCCGGATCGGCCACGCAGTTGAATGCGTTCCTCTGGCCGGGCATTCGCCGGATGTCGCGCCTACTGCGCTGGAACGTCATCGGCCGCCCGCCGTACATCGACGGCGCGGAGATGCTGGTGCAATCGATCAAGCTGTCCACCGGCGAAGCGATCTCGGTCTCGCCGCGCGAGCCGGAACTGGCCGAAGGCGCGCACGCGCATTCGATCCTCTACATCTTCGATGAAGCGAAGTCCATCGCGGATGGCGTGTACAACTCGTCGGAAGGCGCGTTCTCTGGCGCGGGCAAGGACACCGACAAAGAGGCGTACGCGCTCGCGATCTCGACGCCCGGCAAACCCACCGGCCGATTCTTTTTCATTCACAGCCGCAAGCCGGGGTTCGAGGACTGGCACGTCAAGCACGTCACGCTGATCGAAGCGATTGCCGCCAAGCGCATCAGTGGCGACTGGGCCTCGCGGATGCGCCGGCAATGGGGCGAGTCGTCGCAGTTGTACCAGAACCACGTGCTGGGCGAATTCGCGACGGGCACGACGAACAGCGTCATTCCGCTCGCGTGGCTCGAAGCGGCGAACGACCGCTGGCGCGCGATGCACGAGGCCGGGACGCTGCCGGTCTGCCGGCGTTGGAGCGACGAAGAACGCGCGGCCAACGAGGACCGCCGCCGGAACGGGCAAGAGAACGTGCCGGTCGAGCAGTTGCTGACAAGCATCGGTGTGGACGTGGCGTACGGCGGCGACGACAAGGCGACGCTCGCCGAGCGCGCGGGCGACGTGATCACGATGCTGCATGGCGTCGTCGTCCACAAAGACCACATGCCGACGAAGGTGATCGCGGCGAAGGCGATGGAGATCCACCGGCTGCGTGGCGGCCTGCCGGTCGTGGACGTCGTGGGCGTCGGCGGCGGCGTCGTGGACGATTTGCGCGCGACCGAATTCACGCCGGGCCATCGGTTCCCCGTGCTGCCGTTCTCGGCCGGCGCGAAGGCCGCGCGCGATGGCGTGCCGCTGCGCGACCGCTCCGGCGTGCTGCGCTTTCCGAACCTGCGCTCGGCGGCGTGGTGGTATCTACGCGAACTGCTCGACCCGGCGAACGACTCGACCATCGCGATCCCGCCCGATGACCTGATCCCCGCGTTGCGCGACACCGACTCGTCGCTCATGGCCGAACTGCTCGCCCCGACGTGGGACATCAACGGCGAATTGATCGTGGTCGAATCGAAGGACGAACTTCGGAAGCCGGAGCGTCTGGGCCACTCCACCGACTGGGCCGACGCCGTCGTCCAAGCCTACGGCTACCAGCTTTGCGGCCGGGTGCGGACCGACCCGACCGATCTGGGCATGAGCTAACCCGATCTGGGCATGAGCTAACCCCAGCCTGCCGGGGCCGACTCGGGACGGCCCGCCAGCGGTTCGAGGCGGTCGCCAGACGGCCGAACGGACCCGGCCGGGCCTGCCTACCCCTGCCGGCGGCCTGCCGGCCCGCCCCTGAGCCGATTACAAAATAGTCGGCCGATTTCGTTTGACTCCATTCCCAGAAGGGCTAGTATAGGCGCTATGGATATGCACATGAGCGCCGAGATTGCCGACTTCAACGCGACGAGCCTGCGGCTGGCCTCAGAGGATGTGGAGCGCTGCGGCCGGGCCTTCAAGGCGGCATGCACGAAATTCACGCGCGCACAGGCGCGGATCGGCGGGAGCAAGAATCGCGGCCCGATGAACGACTGGGCGCGCGAACTTCGGCACGCCGCAATGCGCGCATGGCGGATCGCCGATGAGGCGAAGGCATGAAGTTCACGCTGACGCTACCGGACGGTCGATGGATCGGCGGCTTCATGGCGCGCCGCGATAATCTCGCCGAGATGCTGCGCGACCTGCGCGGGGCCGCGACAGAGTGGGGTCAGACGATTACCGCGACGCGCACGGATAAGGTCGGCCGGGGCGAGACGTACGCCATCAAGCCGAGGCGGACGTGAGCGCCTTCTACACGAGCGCGAGAGAACGCGCGGCGAGCGCGGCCGCGCGAACCGCCTGCCGGGCGCTGGCGCGAGCGAAGCACGTCACGGTCGAGGCGCGGTTCGACGGCGGCTGGCACGAGATCGTGCTGACCTGCCCGAACGGTTTCCGCTTCGAGCCGGACTTGCACGAGCGCATCGTGGCGAACGCGGGCGCGGTCACGGATGGTCTCTGGGCCGGCGCGCTGGCCGCGCTGCAATCGGAGCAGGTCGAACCCTGCACGGACCCGGACTGCGAGTGGTGCGAGCGCTAGTCGATCCGGGCGTCGTCCGTCAAGACGAAACAACACTGATCCGCGAATAAATTTGACCTGACCCGATATGTAGGGGTAGACTCAGCGCCGTACACTACATGGCGTTGCGCGACTGGCTCTCCCCTCAGAACTGGCTCACGCTCGCGAAAAAAGCGGCCGCCGCGCCGGGCACCGTCACCGACCGCATCGCCCGCATGGTCCCGACGTGGCAGCAGGGCAAGCCGGTCACGAAGCGATTCGACATCATCGCGTTCGGTGACGAAGGACTCCGGAAGAACGCCGTCATCAGTGCCTGCATCGCCGAAATCCTGAGCACGGTTTCCGAACCCAAGCTGGTCGTGAACCGCGTCGCGCAGAACGGGACCGAGACGCCCGTGCCGTCCGACCACCCGCTGGTCAAGCTGCTCAAGAAGCCGAACCCGGAATACTCCCAGTCGGAACTGATCGAGCGCATCGTCCTGAACTCACAGTTGTGCGGCGAGTGGTACATCCAGAAGACGCGCGACGGCAAGCAAGCGCTGGCCGAACTCTGGCCGTTGCGGCCCGATCGCGTCTCGCCGATTCCGGGCAACACGCCGGAGACGCGCGGCCTCGTGGGCGAATACGAATTTCGCGGGGACAAGAACGAAAAGGTCACGCTGCCCACGACCGACATCGTGCGCTGCATCGTGAACCCGGATTTCCTTGACGAATACTCGGCGCTGCCGCCGATGTCGGCCATTGCCACGTGGGTCGGCCTCGACAACGAAGCGGCGAACTACCTGCTGGACTTTTTCTCGAACAGCGCGCAGCCCGCCGGCTACCTGAAATTTAAGCGCGTCACGGAACGGCCGGACCGCGAACGCGCGCGCCAAATCTGGAAGGAAGCGCACGGCCGTGGGTCGAGCGTCTATGGGCAGAGTAACTTCCACAATACCGGCGTGCTGGACGAGGACGTTGAGTACGTCGAGACGGGGTCGTCGGTCAAGGATCTCTCGCTCGATGGCATCTTCGATGAGACGGAGTGCCGCATCTGCAGCGTCTTCGGCATCAGCCCGATCCTCGTGGCGATGCGGATCGGCCTGCGGCAGATGAGTTATGCGAACGCGGAGCACGCGCGCGCCGCGCTGTGGGAAGAAAAGCTGCTGCCGCTCTACGGCAAGATCGCGGACAAGCTGACCGTGGGCGTCGCGCAGCCGGAATTCGGCGACGACCTGATCGTCCGGTTCGACACGTCAGAGGTCATGGCGCTGCAAACGGACTTGGCCGAGATCGGCACGCTCCAGCTTGACGGCTGGAAGGCGAAGATCCTCACGCGCAACGAAATCCGCCCCGTGTTCGGGTACGACCCGCTGCCGGACAGCGACCCGCGCGGGGGTGAATTCTACGAGCCGGGCGGATCGCCGGCCGCCGTCATCGGCACGGAAGACCCGGCCGCGATTCCGGATCTCACGAAGGCCGCCAGCACGCCCGCCCCGGCCGTCTCGGTCGTGGACGCGGATGCGGGCGACGCGAACCCCGTGCCGGTCGAGGGACCGGACTCCGCGAGCGTGGGCGAAGGCAGTCAACTGGCCGCCCTGCGCGAGACGATGAACCGCCGGCACGTGGCCTCGATTCGTGACCAGATGCGCGCGCACTTCAAGGCACAGGGGCCGGCGCTGTCGGCCTACTTGAAGGGCGAGATCACGCGACGCAAGCGGTCGAGCAAGCGTCGGGCCTGATCATGCCGAAGCCGACGATCACCAGCGCGCAGCTTCAGGCGATGGTGGACGGATTCCCGTGGGCGCAGTACCAAGACACGCTCCGGCCCGGCCTGACGCAAGTCGCGCGCGACATCGTGCTCGTGGGCGGCGAAGCCGGCGCGCTGGCGGCCGGCGGCACATGGAGCGACGACAATCCGTTCGTCTCCAAGTTCGTCAACGGCTACGTCGGCGAGCGCATCGTGGCGATTGACGACACCACGAAGGCCATCGTCGTCAACACGCTGAAGGACATCTACGAGAACGCGGAAGACGACACGACCGTGACCGAGATCGCGTCGGCCGTCTCCAATGCCGTGCTCGATGCCTTCGAGACGATGGAAGGCTATCGGTCGCTCATGATCGCGCGGACCGAAACCGCGATCCTGACGAACAACGGAAAGAACATGGGGTACAGCGCGGCCGGCGTCTCGGAAGTGGACGTGCTGGACGGAACGGACGACGAGGAATGCGAATCCGCGAACGGGGACGTCTGGTCGGTGGAGGATGCGATGGACGATCCGATCGCCCACCCGAATTGCGTACGGGCGTTCGCGCCGCGCGTGCCCACGAGCGACGAAGAAAAGCGCCTCGGCCTCGAACAGCACGCCGCGACGGACTGGGCGACGCGCGCCATCGCGGTCGCCCGGAAGACCCGTAACCTCTGGAGCAAACCCGATCCCTGTCCGCATCGCGCGCCAGATCCGCTAGGAGTACAAGCCGCATGAGCCGTCGCCACGCCTATCGCTCCCCCACGGCCGAACCCGCCGCCGCGCCCGTCATCGACACCGGCCCGGCCGACGAGCGCGTCGTGGGCACGGCCCTGCTGCCGCAGTCGGTCGAGGCGGAGCGGATCGCCGAAATTCTGGACGAGGCCGACACCGCCGAAGCGACGCGCCAGCGTGGGCTGCCCGGCAATCCGAGCGCGCCCAACAGCGAGTCGCAGGTGATTCACATTCGCGTGCCGTGGGAAATCTACGACCGCTACGCGCGGCACTGCGTCCGCGTGGGCGCGAGCCTGAACGCCATCGCGCTGCAAGTCCTGACGCGAAACGCCCCGAATCCTGATCGTCCCGTCGCCTAACTCACGCGCCCGCTAGTGTATGGCCGCTGGCCGAGCGGCCATCCCGCCGTTTACTCTGACCGCACGTCATGAACGCGCAAGCGCTCTTGCAAACCCTGTCGCACCAGCCGCTGAATCTTCCGGCTGCGTTTCGGTCGCCAAATGGCTTCGAACGCGCCTCCGTGCGATTCGCACTCGATCCGGCGGTTGATACGACAGGGCAGATCGTGCCGGGCACCTTCAAGGGCTTGGCGTCCGCGTTCAACGTGATGATCGACGCGTACATCCCGACGAAGATTTTTCCGGGCGCGTTCACGAAGACGATCATCGACAATCGCGACCGCATCAAGATCCTCTACCAGCACATCGACAGTTGCCCGATTGGCCTGCCGATGGTGCTGCAAGAGACGCCGGCTGGCCTGTACGTCGAGGGCACGGTCATCGACACGTCGGTCGGTCTCGACGTGCAGAAGATGCTGGCGGCGAAAGTCCTGACCGAGATGTCGATCGGCTTCGAGCCGACCGTCTGGGAGATGGTCGCGACGGGCAACGGGGACGAGGTCGAGCGGCACATCAAGGAACTCGAACTCTGGGAAATCTCGCTCGTGACCTTCGGCGCGAACCGGGGCGCGAAGATTTTCTCGATGCACTCGCTCTCGAAGTTGGCCGAAGCGCAGGGGCTGGCGCTCGACGCGCCGGTGATCGAGGCGCACGCCGAAGCGGACGTCAAGGACGCGTACGTGCCGGCCGAGTACCACGAAGATCCGACCGAGACGATCATCTGCCCGGCGTGCGAGAAGCACGACGACGAGGACGCCGATTACTGCGACCAGTGCGGGTTCAAGATGCTGGGCGCGGAGGGCGTGACCACGACGCTCGGGAACAAATTTGAGGGGGCGTATCACCCCAAGCCGTACGCCGAGGACGTGGACGATACGACCATCTGCCCGAACTGCGACAAGGGCAACGATGACGACGCGCAGTTCTGTGACCAGTGCGACTTCAAGATGGCCGGCGCGCAGGGCGTGACCGTCGCGGCCGCTCCCGTCGAAGAGGAAGAGAACATGCCCGCAGCGCTCGAACAGCACGAAGGCAAGATGTTGTCGCGGTTCAGCCGCACGAAGATCAAGACGGCGCAGACGCATCTACAGGACGTGCTCGACGCGGCCGACAAGGCCGACGCCGCGCAGGCGAAGGCCGGCAACAAGAACGCCGCCGTCGTGCCAGAACAGCACGATCTGGGCGAAACGTCGCCGATGCTGACGACGTACCGCACGCTGCACTCGCTCATGGGGCAGGTCGGTGACTCGCACGTCGAAGCGCAGGCGCTGATCAAGTCACTGATTCAGGACGACGCGGACCCGGCGGACCCGACCGACGCGTCCGACCCGAACGCCGAGAAGCAGGCGAAAGCCAAGATGGACGCGGCCGACCGCCTGAAGTTGCGGATGGCGCGGCACGCGGCGCTCGAACAGCACGTCCAGCACATGTGCCAGACGATGGCGGGCGTGGGCGCATCCATCGCCGGCCTGCGTCGTGCGGACACCGAACCGGCTGCCGACGCGGCGGCCCCGATCGTGAACGCCACGGAACAGCCTGTCGAACAGGCGGCCGCCCTGA